CCGCCTTAGCCGCTGCCGGGTACGCGGCGTATTCCTATTTTTCTACTTCAAGCGCTCCAAGCGCAGGAGGCACTCAATGAGTTTGATCGGTGTTGGCGTGCGGGACTTCGTCCCCGGTTTGTTTGCATTACCTGAAAACCCCGTGATGCGCGGGCAGGGCGTCGGCAGTTTGCGGGATTTCGTGAATGGGTCGTTCGCCGTTCCTGAAAACCCTGTGATGCGCGGCGTCGGCAATCTGGTGCCGAGTGCGCCCATGTATCCGATCCCGCAAAACTCCGTTATTTCGGCGTGGCGCGGCGCGGGGATGTCCGGTCTCGGATGCGGCGGCAGTTCGTCGGATTGCGGGTGTGGGTGCGGCGGCGGCAGTCAGGGGCGCGGCATGGGGGACGTATGCGTCGGGCCAGTTTGCTGGTCCGGAATCACGACGGCGTTTACGGATCTTTCAACGGCCGCCACTTCGATGTCGCTTACTCCGTTGACTTCGACGGATTTTATGTACCTGGGTGGCACTGCGCTGGCTGCTTGGGTTTTGTTGGGCATGTTTGGAAAGAAGGGCCGTCGATAGATTTTATGTTGGCCTCGCACCACATCTCGAATGACCGGGCTTTGACGGCTCGACAGGGTCCGACTGTCGAACGCACCACAGCCGGAGATCGGAGGTATGCCCGATGAGGCCAAACAAAAAGCGCTTCGCACGCCGCAGAAACAGCGCGACTAGTCACCCCGATAAATCCCCCTCGTATCATCCCAAGGGCGGAACATCGACCGAGGTGCGATCGCCAACCTCGACATCGACGGAAGTGCGGAGCCCTACCGAAACCTCGACGTCGACATCGACCGACGCTTACACCGCTGGCAATGTCACCGTCACCGGTGGAGCGGGCGCAGGCGCAACTACGGTCAGAATCCATCAACAAAAGGTGCCTGAAAGCGCGAAGGGTAGCCGGCGACCTCAAAGAGCACCGTGGGCGGGAGTGCCAAAAGTACACGCGGCGAAGAATCCAGGACTGAGCGCAATGCTCGCGGCCCTGCCTCATTCGGTAGCCGGTAAAAAAGCAAGCGCGGCCCTGCAAAGGTTTTTCGGCGGGCGTTCCAAAAACCCGCTCGCGGAATCAGAAGCCATGTTCGAGATGTTCCACGGCATGGCGCCGACGGAGATTCTGGAGATCGTCGATCGCGTTCACGTCCATTCGAAGCTATGGGCCCTTGGCACACTGACGTCCATGAAAGTTCAAACGGAAACCGGGCGGACATTCGACTTGAACGCGCCGGACCCCGACCGCGCAAAAGCCAGCGACGTGGTTTATGTCGCGTCGAACGAAAAAGGGAACCAAATTTACTTTCGCGGCGGCGATCAGGAGATTCCGCAATCGCTTTTGAAATCGCGGCTCGGCTTCAACTCTGACGATTTTCGCGATCAGATGATTATCGGTTGGGTGACGGAGTTGACCTACCGGACGAAAAAGAGCTTCGAGAAAAACGGCGAGGAGCTGGTGGACTTCTTTCACACGCTAGGCAAGGAACACTCGCGCGGCGCGGTTCCGATGCTGGTTTACAAACCGCGAGATCCGAGCATGGCGCTGTTCGGCGGGCGCTACAAAGTTTTGCCCAAACGTGGGGACATTGGCGCAAGCCCGGGGATTGCTGGATGAGAATGAGTGAACTCAACGCCGAACTATTGACGCGACATGAGGAGGCGGGCCGCATTTTTTATCGACCCGTCCAATCGCTCGCCGATGCTCACGGCGTACAATTCCTTTGCCCGAAATGTTTTGCGGCGAACGGCGGATCGGTCGGGACGCACTTTTGCATCTGTTGGTTCGTCGGCAAGGTTCCAGACTCAGCGGCACCGGGTCCAGGCCGCTGGAATCCAACCGGTACGGGAATTGAAGATTTGACTTTCCTGCCGTACGAAGGTCAGCCGTTAGTCAGCGTTCTGCTCACTGGTGGTTGCGGCTGGCACGGAAACATTGTGAACGGAGAGGCGCGGGACTGCTGATGAACGACCTGATGACATTCGCGAAAACGGTGCCGTACTTCCCGCCGAACTCCTGCGCGTGGGGACATGCCGCGCTCGGGTTTGGTGTGGGGTTTCTGGAACCATGGGCGCAAGTGGTCAGTATCGCGGCGTTTGCCCTTTACGAGACGATGCGCGATAAGCCGATGAACGAAAAGGTGGGCTCCGTCGCGGAGTTCGCAACTGGATTTCTGGTACAGAAAGTCGCTTTCGGAGGGAAGCAATGAATTTCATTTTTCTAAGCGTGCCGACATTCGAGCCCTGGGACTGGACGAATCCCGACACGGTCGGTATCGGTGGTTCGGAAACCTCGCATATCGAGATGTCGAACCGGCTGTCGGATCGCGGCCACGATGTTTATTCCTACGGCCCCACTCCGTTCAAAGAACCGGTCGTGAACCTGCACGGCGTGACATGGGAACGGTGCGACAACGATCCGAACATCTGGCGGCGCGACGGAATTTGGGTGATCTACCGCGACCCGCAGTCGATAGACGATGTCGACCCGGCGAATCCCGCATGGCTGATCTGCCAGGATGTCGATTACCCAACGCTGACCGCGGAACGGGCGGGTAAGTTCACTCGCATCGTGACCCTGTGCGAAACGCACGCCTTTTACATGCGACTCCGGTTCCCGCACCTTGCCGATAGAATCTGCGTATCGTCGAACGGCATTAAGTCGGAACTGATCGCCGAAGCGCTGAAGAATCCCCCGGCGCGCAATCCCAAACGGCTGATGTATGCTTCGAGTCCCGACCGCGGGCTGATCCACTTGGGCCTCGTGTTCAGCCGGGCGCGCGAAGTGATTCCCGACCTCGAATTGCACGTGTACTACGGCTTCAACAACATCGATAAGGTGGTTGAAAAGAGCGCGCACGTCCGCAAGATCACGAACGACATCCGGCGCCAGCTCGATCAACCCGGCATCGAGTGGCACGGCCGGACCGCGCAGCCGGAATTGATTCAGGAGTGGCTCAAGGCCGGTATCTGGTGCCACCCGTCAAGCTTCACAGAAACCTCCTGCATCACGTGCATGGACGCGCAAGCGCTGGGAGCGATCCCGATCACGACTCCCGTCTGGGCCATCGGCGACAACGTCAAGCACGGCGTGTTCATCGAAGGCGATCCCTACAACGACAATTTGACGCGGGCGCGCTACACGCTCGAACTCGTCAAACTGGCCAGCGATCCAATCCGGCAGGAAGCCATTCGCGAAAAGATGATGCCCTGGGCGCAAGGCTTTTTCGGCTGGGAAAAGTTCGTCGATCAGTGGGAAGAGTGGGCGCGCGTCGATCTGGGAAAGACAGTTCCCGCATCTCGCCCGCGGCTTGTTCCCCGGATGCTTCAGGAGGTCGTCGCATGAACGACTCCATCAAAGATCCCATCGTGTACCAGGGCCAATATCCCTTTCAGGCGAAGTACGCCGTCGGGAAAGCGCTCAACGTCGGATGCAACACGGACGGCGCCGGAATCGCATCGCGCGGCGGAATCAACATCGACCTTTTCCGGCATGACGACCATACAGGCCTTGCGATTCCCTGCCATGCGCAAGCAGACGCCCGCCATTTGCCGTTCAAACCGAACTCGTTTGATTCGGTCGTGCTTGGAGAAATTCTGGAGCACATGCAAACGCACGATGCGGTTGCTTCGCTCAAGGAAGCGAAAACCGTGCTCCGTCCAGGCGGACGCATCGTCGCCACAATTCCGCACGACGACCGAGGCGGACCGGATCACACGCCGGAGTATTACCCCGGAATCGCGGCCTATCACTACCGCGAAATCACGCGGCTTGAGTTTTTCGATTGGATCAAAGCGGCCGGTTTGAAACTGATGCTGTGGGGAAAGATCATTCACGTCTGGGGAAAACAGGGAACGGGAGTAGTGGCATGCTGACGCGCAAACGCACCATCGGAACCGTCGGCTACATGGGCGGCCTCATGTCGATTCCGGAACCCTTTGTCTACTCCTGGACACAGATGATTCAGTTCAATCAGGACGCTCTCTGCCAGGAAGACGAGCAGATCCACTACACGCGCACGAGGTACAGCCTGCATTCGGCCGCGCGAAACGATCTCGCCCAAAATATGCAAGGCGACTGGCTCTTACAACTCGACACGGACTTGGTTTTCGATCCCGACTTCTGCGCGCGACTGGTGCGCGTGATGGAAACGTACAAACTGGACATCGTGACCGGCGTATACCCCTACAAAGCCAATCCGGGCGTACCAACGCTTTATCATCACAACGAAAAAACACAGCGCCATGATCCGATCTCGCTTTCAAGCGATCTCTCCGACATGGAAATCTTCGAAGTCGATTCGGCCGGCGGCGGATGCCTGCTGGTCAGGCGTTCGGTATTCGAACGCATTGTGACGGAATTAAAACAACCGCCGTTTGAAATGATTCCGCCGTGCGGCGAAGACCATTCGTTTTTCATGCGCGCCCGCAAAGTGGGAATCAAGGCGCATTGCGCATGGAAAGTGCAGGCGGCGCACCTTGGATTTAAAGAGGTCGTTTATCAACACGATCCGACCTTACCGATGTTAGACCGATACGCGGCCACCGCCGCCAGAAAAGGAGTACTCGCATGACCGTAAACTACTTGAACGCAGGCGGACCTGGAAACGTGCCGCCTACCGTTGCTCAAGCTCTCACTTTCAACACGCTGAACGTGTCGCTCAGTCCTTCATCGACTCTGGACAGTTCGCAGGCCATCACGACCAACTGGAATCTTCCGGCCTCGGACATTTCCGCCGGTTGGCCGTTGATTCGCATCCAGCCGATGGATTACACCTCGGGTTCTTCGGGCTGGTACAACATCAGCCAGGCTCCCAGCTTCATCCTGATCGGGCGAGTCGGAACCACGGCTGGAATCGATACGGCAAACGCACAGGTCCAAGTGTCGATTGAGCGGCCGAATTCGCTCGTTCGGTAATTCTTATGTTGGCCTCAGTCCATATCGGTCTTCGCGCGGTAACTCCACCGTTCGACCAGGAGATGGGTTTGCCCTTCGCGGGTAGAAACACCTTCTCCTGGTCGGGCGCACGGTGCCGCTCGAAGGCACACAGCCGAGGGAGGCTAAAGGCATGATGATCTCCCGAGTAACAAAGGTCGTTAATCCGTGGGTTGCATCTCCTCAACAGAGTGGGGTCCGATCCGTGGCTAACCAAAACCCAGCGCACATGCTGACGCTGGGATTCGTAAATCCCAAAGGAGAACAGGTCACTATGGCAAGAACCAAACGTCGGGCCAGCCGACCGCGCCGCGCGTCAGCTGTCAATCGTCGTCGCAAATCCCGCAATCCCCATCGTCGCTCGCTGGTGGTTCACCACCGTCGTCGGCGTAGCAAAAACCCCTCGATAATGGGCGAGAAACCGCTCAAGTTGGTTGAGGATCTCGCAGCCGGAATCATCGGTTTGACCGCGAACAACGCGATCATGGCCGTGCTTCCGACAAGCATGACCGGAAACACCGGAATCGCCATCGCGGCGTCGGCCGCAATCGCCATCGGGACAGGCTATCTCGCCTCGATGGTGAACAAGGACTTTGGCAAGTATGTCGGCTTCGGCGGACTGCTGGCCACTACGCAGATGGTCATCACGGCAGCTTTCCCGAACGGCATCATGTCCACCATCGGGCTCGCGGGTCTTCGCGACTTCGTGCCCGGCAAGTTCGCCGTTCCTCAGAATCCGGTTTTGGATGCGAATCCGGTGGCCGGTGGACCGATGGGCGGCGGCGTCAACGGAGCCTATCCGCTGGCGTACGGGATCGCAGCTTAAAGCAGTACATTCTGGCGCAGTTACGTCGGCCTGAGTTGACGGAACGGCGCTGGAATGAAGTTTTAAAAAGGGAGAAACAATGGCACAACCAAATTATGCGGCGACTACCACCGCCGGATATCCGCAGAATCAACAGGCGAGCGCTGCCATGGCCACAACCATGCAGGCGAACGCCATCGCCGCAATCACCGCGCAACAGCAGTTCATCATCAACAGCTTCCGCGGCCAGATCTACATCAGCAACCAGCTCGATGTGGAAGACACCCCCGTGTACGACACCGTGACGTACACCGCGGGCCAGACCATCACGCAGATCAACGCGTCCTGGTTCACCAACGTCGAAGGACCTTCCGGAAAAGGCTTCGCTCAAACCAACATGGACACGAACGGCCGGCTCGATGCGCCCGAAGCGTTTTCCGTGTTCGGCGTCCGCTTCAACTGGTCCGAGGGCATTCTGCGCTCCGATCTGCAAACGCTGCTCGACGGCTGGGCTTTTGAGTTCTGGCTGGGCAAGAAGAATTACCAGCGCGCGAACATTCGCCACTTCTCTTCGGGGATGGGAATTTCGGGCTACACCACGAAAACCGCGGAATCGTTCTACACCAACGGCCTACCCGGCCGGCAGTCGATGAACATGCTCTCGGTCAAACTGGTGATCGCAAATCAAATGTCGTTCGAAGCGTATCTGTCTGGCAATACTGGCCAGGTGCTTTCGTCTTCGGGCGTCGGAGCCATTTTCTATCTGGAGCTCGTCGGGCTGTACGCGCGCGGCGTCCAGTAGGTTTTGAACGTGGGAGCGGTAGTTCTGGGAGGAACGTTCTCACGTTTCAAAAAGTTCCCTCGGTTCGCTGAGGGCGAGTGCGGGGCGGAAGTGATATCTTCCTCCGAGTGTTGCTCCGTCCCCACTTTTTTGTTTTGGCCTCATCGGGCGTTCGCGCTTCGATGGTGGTCTGTAGCGTTCGACAGGGCTGTTTTTATTTCACCCCTTGCCCCTCATCGCGTAATGGGGCAGTACGGTGGAATGATAAAACCGCCGTGTCGAGAAGTCAGAATTTGAACAAAGCCGGAATTTAGAACGAGGCCAAACATGCAATATCAAATGAACCAATTCGCACCAGACTACTTCCAAGGTCTCGCCGTCGATCCGAACGCAAGCGCGGAACCGAAGCCCTACGATTACATCTACAACCCGCCGAACAACCAGCTGACGGCGTTGCAGCTGCTCAACGGGCAGACCGTGCCGATTCAGACGGACGCGGATTTCTACCTGTTCGGCTGGTACATTTCGCTGTTCACAGGAGGTTTCCAGATTCGGCTGACCGATTCGACCGGCTACCAGTTGCAGAGCGGGTTTATCAACTCCGGCGCGCTGTCGCAGGCCTCGAACGATCCCACCGTGTTCAGCCCATCGCACCTGTTCCCGGCCGGTTCGAAAATCTTGATCGACATTCAGGACTTGAGCAACGCAACGAACCCGTTGCAGATCGTGTTCAAGGGGATTAAGCTGTATAAGATCACGGGACGTGGGACACTGAAAGCACAATGATGATTTGGCCTCATCGCATTTGCGGCTTCGCGCGGACGTGGCTCCGTTCGACCAGGAGGGGTTTGTGACCAGAGAGGATATCATCAGTTCCGCAACCTCTGATTTGATCGCTATGAGCGCAATTCTTGCCGTGATCGCCCCACCGCTGATTTGCGTGGCCACCTGGTCCGTGGATCAGCTGAGAGCACGAAGGCGGCGACGTGTCGAGAAGTCTCAAATCGACCAAGCCGCAATGCCGAACGAGGCCAAACCATGAGTACCTTGCCCTACCCGATCATCGACGGCTTCACTCAAAAAACGCTCTTGCGCTGCAACTTGACATTTGGCGCGCTGGCTATCGAACAGTACAACGACCTCCGGCGGTCACGTTCGTTCCGTTCAAAAGCCTGGTGCATCCCGAACGACACCGGTTCACAGCTGATTCCCGCCCGCGACTCCTACGAATTTCAAGTGTGGATGCGGCCGGGTTCCGCAATCTGGGGCTACACGTTCACCGGTGGATCGGACACATCTGCCGACAATGTTCAGGACAGCTTTCAGGTGCGCGAAACCTGCACGGACGTTCCCTTGGCTTCGGAATTTGTCACGAAGCGGACGGAGACGTTTCCAAAACAGCAGTATCTTTCCTGTCTGCTGGTAGTTCCGGCGCCGGGATTGTTGAATGTCGAGATTGCGACCACGTCATCCGAGGAACGGCAGATTCAGCTTATTCTGTGGGGAGGGGAACCGGCGTAAGATGCCTTTTTCTTTGGCCTCATCGAACATCCTCGTTCCCGCGCCCGATCCAGCGTTCGACCATGAGTCATATCCGATCTGCGTGGGTCCAAAATACTACTCTTGGTCGGGCGCTCTGAATCGCCACGAAGCCGCGAAATCGACGGAGGCCAAAACATGATGCCCAGAGGTTTCGGAGACATCACCCCCCTCAACGTCCCCGCAGGAGCATTCGACCCGCTCACCGCAGACGCACAATCAGGCTGGGTGATGGGAGCAGACGGAAACTGGTACTGGTCCTCAGGCAATAACACGCCTCCGAACCTGTCGATTCCAGTCACGAAAGGGCCGGGAGTACCTTCAAACGCCGGTTGGGTCTTGGGACCTGACCAAAACTGGTACTGGACCGGCCCTGGAACGCGCCCCACGGTGTTGCCGGGTGCTCTGACCCCTCCAGGCACGATGCCCTCGACGCCGCGTCCTGCGACGGGTTTGCCGTTCAATTGGGTACCTCAGCCGATCATCCCCGATTCGATGCTGCCGGACCCGCTGAACCGGACCAATCCCCTCGTTCAACCTGCGCAGTTCATCCCGAACAGGTATGACTTTGCCGTTTTGGCGCACGCCCGGCGCTGGGAGTGGATCGCGGGCCACGGAGGGCTCAAGTCGTGTTGCCGGATTCCCGAACTTGGCGCGCCAATTTACGACTTGCCGCCGTGGGAAAAGATGCCGTCGAACGGCTACGAGTACAACCAGATGGCCGGGCTTGCGGTCACGGCGATCAGCGGCGGCGGGCCGTTTGATGGCACCGATACGTTGATCCTTGAATTTCAGGTTCCATCCGGCTATGATGGCGTGATTAACCGGTTCGTGGCTCAAACATCCCCCGGCGTTACTGGATTTGACGATTTTTCCGGCAACATCGCCTGGCGATTGCAATATGGAATCCGGTTTGCCAAAAACTTTGGCAACGTCACGAACACGTTTGGATCTTTTTCGAATGCGCTGCAAGTTCCGCAGGTCAACGTCATTCGCGTGATCAGCGGACAAACGATCAAGGTCTTTGCTTCCATACCGGTTGCGTCTCCTGTAGCCGGTGGAACTGTAAGTGCTGGTGTATTTGGATGGTTTTATCCAAGACGTTAAAAATTGTGCCGGCCTCATCGCAATTCAGTCCTGCGCCCTCACGATTCTCCGTTCGACCAGGAGAGGGTAAGAACTATGTCCGTGATTGCGGGGCGTGGCTATGTCCCTTTTACCCAAGGAAAAAAATGGGCGAACACTTCAGTTTCGCCGCAGCCCTGAAATGGGCGGCGGCATTTGCGCTTGTCCAATGGGTCCAAATTCCATGGGTGATGCGCGCCCTGATTATTCTTATGCTGATCGATTATTCGACCGGCCTGACGCTCGCTTTCGTTCACAAGCAGGTATCGAGTGAAACCGGATTTTTTGGTCTTTACAAAAAAGGGCTGATTCTCGTTTTGTTAATCGCCGCGCAACTGTTTGAGAAAGCGCTCGGGACAGATCTGCATTTGCAGCAGTTCGGAGCGCTGGCTTATTGCGCAAATGAATTTATTTCGATTCTTGAAAACTGCGCTAATGCGGGCGTGCCGATCCCCAGACCCCTGGTAGATGCGCTGTTGAACGTGAAACAGTTCCGATTTCAACAGGCGTCGGATTCCCAACTCGCCGAACTCCGAACGGACGCAGCCCTCGCAAGTGAACGATCTGAACATGTCGAACGGGAAGAATCGAACGAAGAGAAAAAGCACGATGAGGCCAAACCATGAAAACCCAGCCCTACATCACGCCTCCAGGCACCTACGACTTACCCTTCACCTGGGCCTTTGACGCCTCAGACTTTGTCGATGGAACGAACCATCCAAACTCCTCAATCTACCTGCAAGGCGGATATGGGGACTTCCAGCTCCGGCGCATTATCGGAATGAACCGCATCTTGGCCGCCGATGGAACCGGGAAGTTTCAAGTTCAACGCGCGTCGAAAGGTTCCTACATCCAATCGGACCCGGTGCAGGCGCCGAACTCTCCCGAACTCCCGATCACACCCGAGGAGCCGTACCTTGAAACGGGCAAAATATGGTTTGACCTATTAGGAATCCTGAAACCCGCCACTCAGCCACTCACCGCGCAAGTAGCCTTTCAGGGCGTGCGCCGGATGAAGGGAAACCCGCCGCCTCAGCCGAGCTATCGAGCCACCCCGCACTCCTACACTTATCAGGTGTCGGCAACTTTGACGAATCTCGCGTCCGCAAAGATTCCCGTTGTCACCAAAACGCTCATCGTCGATTATGATTTTGAACTCTTTCAGATCATCATTTTGAAAAGCGTGGCAGGAGTCGCCGCGCATTTCACGTATTCGGGAGAAGCGCAGGCGGTCACGACTTTTACCGCGGTCACGGCCGGTATCGGAGGAAACTCGATCACGATCACGGTGGTTTCAAATAACGGCGTTCCAAACGGAGTGTTTTCAATCGCCGTCGTCGGGAATGCGATCACGATTACGAGCGCGAGCAGCGCCTTGGGAATTCCCACCACTACCGGCGATCAGGTTGTCGCGGCAATGACGGCAACTCCAGCGGCGGCGGCACTCGTGACGACCACTGTGCAGGCAGGAACGGGCCCTCTTTTGTTTTCAACCGCGGATTTCGGCCCGACTAATCTGTCGGGAGGCTCCGGGACAGGTACGGGGTTAGCGCCGATCACGAGCCCGGTTTGCGCGCTTTATGTCTACGATCAGAACAAGGTGAAAATCTCAAACATACCGATCCTGGACATTTTCTACGATGGAGGTCCACGGGGAATTTACAAGAATGGCGCGTTGGTTCCGCCTCTGTTTTTTCGAAAGGATTCGATTCTCGAGATTGATTTCTATTCGATGATTACGGATGCGTCTTTGCTGCCCGCCGACGTGACGGTGTACCTGGTGGGAAAGAAGTTGTACCCTTGTGCGTGACGCCTTTTATGTCGGCCTCATCGGACATGCCGCCTTCGCCCGCGATTGAGGGCGTTCGACCAGGAGAAGCGGTTTATAGGGCCGTACAGATTGCGAACGAATGCGAATCCAAAATGGCAGCGGCCCTTCGGAATTACGATGAGCAGTGGGCAAAGCTGAAAGCGGAATGTTCGCCGCAAGCCTCCATCATCATCGACATGCTGCCCAGCCCATGGGGTTACTTCAAAACGGCCGCGATCAATAAAGACCCCCTCCTGGTCGGGCCATCCGATCCGGAACGAAGCCAGACAGCCGACGGAGGCTAAATGAAAACCCAGCCCTACATCACGCCTCCAGGAACTTATGACCTGCCCTTCACCTGGGCCTTTGACGCATCCGCGTTCGCAGACGGCTCCAACGCGCCAAACTCCTCAATCTACCTGCAAGGTGGCTACGGAGACTTCCAGCTGCGCCGGATCGTCGGCATGAACCGGTTCTTAGCGGGTGACGGAACCGGAAAGTTTCAGATTCAGCGCGCCTCCAAGGGTTCCTACCTCCAATCTGACCCGGTGCAGGCCCTGAATACTCCAGAGCTGCCTATTACGCCGGAGGAATCGTATCTTGAAACCGGAAAAATTCGCTTCGATTTGTACGGCATTTCAAAACCGGCCCAACCCTTGACAGCCCAAATCGCGTTCGAGGGCGTTCGCCGCATGAAAGGCAGTCCCCCGCCCCAGCCGGGTTATGCCAATGTCCCCAAGTCCTACACGTACGAGGTTTCTGCAACGCTGACCGAAACCGCACCAGCAGCGCCGGTGAGCACGTTCACGAAGATCGTGGATTACGACTTCGAACTGCATCAGATCATCATTTTGAAGTCAGGCGCGGCCGGAACAGCCGCTTCCCAGGAGTTTTTAACCGAAGCGGGGGGATTATCGGTCACCGCAAATGCGCCCGGCACTGGCGGAAACGCGATTTCGGTATTTTTCACAACGCTGGGGCCAAGCCAGCCTGTTTCCGTCGCGGTCGTCGGTAATGCAATCACGGTCGGGCTCGCAACGGATGCCGGTGGGTTTATCGTCGACAATCAAACCGGGCCCCTGGTAGCGACGATGAACGCAACGCCAGCCGTCGCGGCCCTGGTTACGGTGGTAAATGTACTCAATCCATTTGC